CTTTCTGCTGGACCGTGACCACCGCGTTCTTCTCCCACTTGGCTACGGTCTGGACTTCGATGAGTCCGGTGACCGGGCGCGTTGGGTCTTCGTAAGTCTCGTTGCTGCGCTGCTTGTACTCGCTCAAGTGGTTCTCGTCAGGCCCCACGAACACGCCGCGGGAGGACTCCACCATCATCGAGACCTTGTGGATGATCTTGTTCTTATCGACAATCGTCTCGCCTGCAGGGTTGTCGATGGCGAGGGTCTGCATCGTCGAGGTGTAGGGAAGCCCGACGTGGACCACCCCGCACGGACGGTTGAGCGTGATTGCACCGCCTGTCACCCTGCACGTTGGATGCACGTTGCCATCTGCCAGCACGCTTACGTCTTTGCCTTCCAAGTGCGATAGACCAGAGATCTCGTCCACCATCTTTACCCAGGATGCCGTGGTGGTGAACCCGGTCGGCACGTCACGCGATGGCTGAACAACAACCGTGGTGGTGTTGGTGTACGAGATGACCTTGAATCGGATAGACACCCCGTTGACGGTGAGCTCGTACGCGTTGCCAACGTCCGCTGAACTAAAGAAGCTTGCCGAGCACACCAGTCGCATGGTGTCGCGAACCGTTGTGCCGGTGATGGCTTGCACGGTCATGGTGCGCGAAGTCACCGTGTTGTTGCCGTCGTAGGTGGCGCCGCAATCCACGAAGAATGCGTCACGCTTGATGTCGATGGGTTGCGAGGTGTACCGGGGTGCGAAGCGCTCGATGTAGCGTTTGGTCACCCCGTTGATAGTGCGGCGCACTACCACGTAGATGCCATCCTCGGTGCCTTCGGGAATGCACACCACGTCCTCATAAGCCCCATCCGTATCGTGACGGTGCCACCCCCACACGTCATGCTCGCGCAGGTAGGTCAGGCCAAGCAGCACCCCGTCAGAGCGCACCACCCACACAATGGAGTGCGGAATCTGAGCGTAGTCCCATGCGGTCAACTGATACCCGTCGAAGAGGTGCGCAGCAAACACGGTCAGGTCCCGCCCGTTGTACCCGTCAGACTGCAGGTCGTAGCGCAGGTCGCGAACGATGTTGCCTCTGGCTTGCACGTACAGAGCGTTGTTGCCAATCACGATGGGCGTGATCTTGGACGCACCTGAGTAGCCTTCCTGCTTGAGATTAATGGCAGAGGGTCGGATAACTCCGTCAGAGTCGCCCTGCATGCGCCACTCCCCGCCAGAGGTGAGGATGAGCATCTGGCCGACCTCGATTAAGTGCCGCACCTCGTTCACCTGCCGACCGGCAATGGTGAAGGTCACCGCATCGTCATCCTGTAGGGGCGAGCGGATGGAAAAGTTGAGGAAGTTTCCGGTTCGCGACATCCACACCTTTTCGGGTTCGTTTATGGTGTTGGCGAACACTGCCCGTTGTTGGTAGTAGGAGACTGCTCCGGGATAACTCCCCGCCGCAGTAAAAGGGTTACGCGCCAGAGGTGGCGTTTGCTCGCTATTGGAACGCACGCTGCCGTCATCGACGAACGTGACCGTGGTGCCAGATCCGTCCCACCTTGCAGTCCCGACGTAACCGTACACGCCACTCCAGTTTGAGTAGACGTTGTATTCGTAAATGCCGGCAACGGTGTTGATGACTACTTCATTCCTGCGTTCCGTATCAATAGGCTTTACTGCTGTTACAGGCGCACTTGGAACAGACTCTTCATAGGTGTCCTCCTTGACGCTTGTTACAACGTATTTGGTATTCAAGCTATCGCCTGGTGATATCGATCCACTACCCGCAAGGTTGACTTGCTTGATTGTTGTTGGAGAGATGCTTGGGCTGAAAACTGTAGCCGTCAAAGTCCATGACGTGTGCCCGGTTCGCGACAACCTACGTGGCGCATGACTTTGGTGAACGAGCGTGATGACGTCCCCGGATTGGACGTACTGAATGTCGCGCAGTTGGCTCTCCAAGTACGGACTCGAAATCTCGTAGGGGATTCCGCCTGAGGTCAACTGCACCCCGTTGCGGATGAATCGGATGTACTGGTTGCCGAACTCAAGCACGTAGGTCTGATCGGCGTTGAAGATGAACTTGATCAAGCGCACCTGCTTGGTCGAGTCCTTGACCGAAGCAATGAACTTGGTGCCAGGACGGTTCGTCACCCCTCCGTGTCGCATGACGAGGAAGTTCTCGCACTGGCGAAGGCCGGTCTGGTACTTCGTCTGGTCAGAGCGTGCGTACAGTGACGGGGCAATCTCCCCGCCGGCGAAGGAGCGTTGAGACGTCGAGGGCATTAGGAGATGGAGAAACCGCTAGGGAAGAGTCTGCTGACGGCATCGTCCCCAGCGAAAGTGTTCGTGGCATAGCCACGGGTGTTCAAGAACTCGGTGTCCACATCGCGCACCGGTTCGCCTTCGTTGAAGACGATGCGCTGGGCGATGTCGCGTTCAGCCTGGTACATCTGAAGCGCCTGCTTGCGCAGTCCGTCTACTGCCGACAAAGGCATGGAGATTTCCGCGGCGAGCAACCACGCCAGAGCGGAGGAGAACGACGGATCGAACTGACCGGGGTCTTCCACCCGCTTGGTGTACTCGACCGCAGCGTCCTTCATGTTGGTCAGGATGATTCTGCCGGCTGAGTCTTGCCCGACCTCGAACGCTTCGGGGATGACCTGCCGCGGACCCATCGAGGTGAGGATGCGGCGGATGACCGTGGCGTCGGTGGGGTAGCGGTAGGCATACAACCACTCGCTTGCCCACGCCTGACCGTCGTTGTCCGAGACAAGCGCCAGAGTCGCGAACGCACGGGCGAAAGGCCAATGCACTTCACGCAACACCCGCTCACGACATTGGTCGTACAGGAGTTTGCACACCTGCGCTTCTTGAGAGGACTCGTTGAGCGAGTCGATGAACATGCTCACCCCGATACGGGCGAGTGCGGTGTTGCAGATTTGGACGACGGATGTGGACATGGATGAAAGAGGGGCGGGTTTCCCCGCCCCCCTCTAACTATTTGCGCTTCGGTTTGGGGTCCTCGCTCGCGTCCGTCTCGGGCGCGGGGGCTTCCGGTTTCGGCATGGGGATGACCTCCATCCATGCCTTGCTGACGAACTTCTCGTCGGCGAGCGTGAGCTCGTCGCCGGGACGCCGCAACTGGTTGCCGATGAACCCGGCTTGAGTGACTCTGACGCGAACGTGTGCCATAACCTAGCCTTAGCCGATGACGATTGCGTCCGTGTAGTTCTTGACCGCAGTGACACCGCGAACAAGCGCCGCCTTGTAGGTCGCCACAGGCGAGGTCCCGCCTTGGGTGAACTTCAAGCGCACGAACTGCTTGTAGTCGCCGAAAGGCAAGCACGCATTAAGCACGTGCCCCCCGCCAATAGGCAACGCAATCGGCCCGTAGGTCGCGATGGTTGCCGGCGAACTGAACGCTGCGGTGCTGTCGGTTTCGATGAGGATCGTCACCGTTGGCGAGGTTCCCGTCACGCCGCTTGCATTAACCTGCAGGTAGACGTCTTCGCCCACGCCGAGGTCTTTTGCTACGTTGCTTCCGCCCACTCCGTTATAGAAGGGCCCGATGTCGATGGTGTCGGTCGAAGCCGTTGCGGTTGTGCCGCTGATTGCCTGACCGTCGCTGAACATGTTCTGTCTGTCGAAGATAGCCATAATGCTGATTCTCTTTGAGGTGTTGGTTGTGCCCCCGGTTACCCGGGGGCGTTAGGGTTAGGCGACGACCGACTCGGTTTCGAGGATCTGGTCGCAGGTTTCGATGCGAATCCCGCGGAACTTCGTCACCGGCTTACCATCGACGTTGTCGATGTTCAACTGGTAGGACGACTTGTTCAGCGCCTGGATGTCGAGCATCTCGCGCACCGTGCGGTTGCAGTAGAACACCGGACGTCCAGAGGACAGGTCAGGCAAGCGGTGGATTGCCTTAATCATCAGTTTGATGAGGTCGGCAGCACCAGACTCGCTTACGAGGTTGGACACGTCGATGTTGGCGATACGAACCGCATAGCGCCAGTCGCGCACTGCAAGTCCGCACTTCCATTGCCACCGGTCGATGAACGCTTTCATGCGCCCCGTCCCGATGCCAACGCCCGTCTGAATCATCTGCTCGCCCAAGTCCTCGTGGATGAGGCCGGCTTTCGATGCCTTCGGGTAGATGCCACTGATGGTGTTCTCGCCCCACGCAACAAGCCAGATTGACGTGTTGTCGGACCCAGCGCCACCGGCACTGAGGATGTTCTGGCTGTTCGTTCCCGACAGGGAAGCGTAGCGAGGTGCAAGCCCCGTGAAGTACTCGGGGGTGATCGCAGCGTTCCCGTAGAAGAGCGTCTGCGCCATCGTCTGGTTCATCGCTTCGATGAAGGCCGCGGCCTCAGAGAGGCGGAAGCCGGCATCGTTGCCGTTGAGTTTGACGAGGTCAGCGTCCACTTCGGAGATTGCCTCGAACATCGCGCACTGCTCGTCGATTTGAGCGGTGGTGGATTTCGAAGGAACGACCCCTTCGTTGAGCCGACGAGCGGTCACGGTCGGAAGACCGATGCGCACCGTGGTGCGGTGTCCGGTCGGGAGATTCCCTTCCTTCCACAACATGTCGTCGAGGATCGCGTTACGTTGCCGCAGAAGTTCCACGATCATAGGAACTTTGCCGTCTGGGTCGAGACGCTTCGCGTGGTCCGCGAGCGTTGCGACATTGGATGCAAGTGTAGCCATAGTAGGTTGTTACTCTGATTTGTTAGCCGACATGCTGGGGTAGAAAGCCTCGGCGAATGATTTTTGGGCACGTGCGGGTTGGGACGATGTGGTCACCATCTTGTCCTCGCGCATGGCTTTACCGACCCGGGCAAGTAACCTGATCAACTCAGGATGATTGCCTACCCCGGACTGGTTCAGCATGTTCTTGAACTCAGGACTGCCGAACTTATCCAATGCCGTTCTGGCATCGTTGACGCTCGACTGAAAGTTGCCCCCGCCGATCTCTTTGTCGGCTTGAGCATCCTTGGCCCATTGTTCGGTTTTCTCACGCACCTGCACTGCGTTGCGCTCGCTCACCGAGGACAAGAGTCCTGAGTCGCGTTCGACCAGTTTCTGCGCTGCCTCCTGCGAGAGTCCAAGTTCCTTGGCCAGGGCCTTGGTTTGCTCGAGGTATGAGGCATCCAGATTCGAGCCCTCCGGTAACTTCAACTCGAAGTCGGATTGCTGAGTCTGGGCGTTGCCACTGGTGGCATTGCCGGTTTGTGAGTTTGCTGCGGCGGATTGCTGCGTGCCCTGCTGGCCATCGGCACTCGCCGGGGTCTGCTGGGGTTGCGTTGCGCTCGTACCGTCAGCACTGGTTTGCTGGCCCGTGGGTGAAGCCTGGGAGCCGGCGATTAAGGTGTCAGACATACTTGATTCTCAGAGTGGTGAGATGGTTTCAAATGCGTCCATCAGAAAACTTACAACTCCGCATCGAGCCATGACGCACCAGTCGTCGTGACGATGCGTGTGGCCTGCCCTGCCGTGGCGCCGGTGACCGTCCCGTTAAACAGTGCCGTCAGGTAAGTGGTGTTCGACAACGACGGAGAGGTGACGGAAATGTTGGAAACCCCTTGCGCCTGTATCGTTCCAGCAGAAAGGGTTGGTGCCGTGCGCATTGGAATAAAGAAGCGAATAGCCCCTCGCACCGCAGCAGTCGTTGTAAAGCCACCGGCGAACTCACCCAGCGACTGGTAGTAGCGCATGCACTGCTCTAACTCCATTGCAACCGACTTCGTCTCAAACGTGGTTGCCACGCTACCGACCTCAAGCTGGAAGTCGCCGATTGCAAACACCTTGGCACTGAGTGCGCCCAAGCCAGAGAACATGATGCGCACGTCAAGCCCGTTGCTCGCATCACTGCTTCCGATGGTGAAGGTCGCGCTGATGGAGGTCCACGTAGCGCTTGGGACACTACCTGCAGACTTGGTGCTATCCACCTGAGTGACAGCAGAGAAACTGTCTGCAGAGTTTGCCTTGTAGAGAAGCGCCTGCATTGCAACGGATGACCCAGCAGTGTGGTACACCTTACAGGAAACCGTGACGGTCTTTGCGTTGAGCACGCGGGAGTTCAGCGATTCGATGCGCTGACCGAACACAATGGTGCCGCTACCCGACGTGGTAACAGTGACGGACTGCCCGAGCCCCGTCGTCGTCCCGCTGTTGGACACCTGCGTGATGCTGGTGCTTGAGAGAGTGCTAAAGCCAGAAGGCAGGCAGTAGATGCGGTCGCACCCACCGTATGTAGCAGATCCGTTGACTGCGGCGACCGAACCGCGTTGCGCGATGCGGCAGTCACCGTTGATAAGGAAGTTGCGGAAAGGAACTAGAGCAGCGCTCGTCTGCGTGGTGTTGTCAGGAAACTTGACGGACCCGACTTGCGCGGCGCCCGTGACGGTCAGCGACTGCCCTTCGATGGCGCCCGAAGCGTCGATGGAGGTGACGCCTGTTCCGTTGTTGATGGTCAGTGCGCCGGTGAGCGTCCCGCCAGTAGTCTGCAATGCGTTGGCCGAGGCGATGTTCGCGACGGTGTTGTCCTCAAGTTTCAAAAACACGTCACCGGTGAAGGTGTTCGTGGCGAGCTCACCGACCAACAATGCAGAGGCTGAAGGCCCTGTCGTGGACCCTGCGGTCGAGTTTCTCTTGGGTACGATTGGGTTGATCGGCATGGCTTAGAAAGTTCGATTGAAGTACCGGCCCCATCGTGAAGATGGGACCGGCAAACTGTTGCGGATTAATAAGTTCCGCCAGAGATGGCATCGCCATCAACGATGACTGTTTCTGGGTAGTACACCGTACCGTCAAACACCAAGGCTTGCCCGTTGGTCGGCGCCGTCGTGGAGACGTTGTATCCGCGAATCGACTCGGCATTGCCGTTTGAAGGACCCTGCGGACCCGTTTCCCCTTGAGGACCTTGAGGACCCTGTGGCCCGGTCTCCCCTTGAATCCCTTGAGGACCTTGCTCCCCTTGAGGACCTTGAGGCCCCATCTCCCCCTGCGGACCCTGAGGACCAGTTTCCCCTGTGGCACCGGTGACACCTTGAGGACCTTGAGGACCTTGTTCCCCCTGAGGCCCAGCGACCCCTTGGATACCTTGAGGGCCTTGTTCCCCTTGAGGGCCTTGAGGACCAGTCTCCCCTGTAGCGCCAGTCGGCCCCGGTTCACCCTGAGGACCTTGCGCCCCCGTGTTCCCGATTTCCCCCTGCAGACCTTGAGGACCCTGTTCCCCTTGAGGCCCGGGTGCTCCAGTTTCACCTTGAGGACCCTGAGGGCCTTGAGGACCAACTTCCCCCTGAGGACCTTGTGGTCCAGTCTCCCCTTGAGGACCTGAATCGGGTTGCGCAGGTGCCCACTCGCTACCGTTGAACTTCAGCACCTGGTTGGCCGAAGGCACGGTTGATGAAAACGACTGCCCTTGAATCTTGGACACCGTTGGGTTCGGGTACGTCCCCGACAAATCCCCGCCGGCATTTCCGGTGGGAGCTCCACCAGAAATGATGGCCACGTATCCAGAACCGCCCCAGCGATAGGACGTGTTCTCGTCGAGTGCCACGTAAATCTTGCCAGTCTCCCCTGTGCCGGGGAACGAAGCCACGTTGGCATACTCCTCAACGTCATCGACGTAGGAGGGCAAGTAGGTGGAGTCAATAAGACCACTACCATTCAGCGGAGCGATACCGTTTGCCTGACCAACGCTCGAGGAAGCTACTGCGCCGACGTCGCTTGCGCTGATGTCGGACGTTGCCTTGAACTCTTTGACGCTGTTGTCTTCGGTCTTGATGTACAGGCGCCCGAGAAACGCGTTCGACGCGATTTCAGCGACCTGCAGGTTGGATGAGGAAGGTCCTGCGGACGATCCGCCCAATCCGTTTGTTTTTGGAATAATGGGATTAGCCATGTCTTTTTCTCTCAGTAGGTTCCACCGGTTAACTGGTCGCCATTCTTGAGAATAAGCTGACCGTTGACTGTCGGTGTGCCAGTCAAAGCGGGTGATTGAAGTGGCGCCGCGCCAGCAACATCCGACACTTCCAAGGTCTCCACAGGCTTGTATGAGGCGAGCGTCTCGGCACCCGTGCGCATGTACAGTTTCCCGTCAGTTCGGTTGCTTGCAATCTCGCCAATCTGCAAGGCTTGCACCTCAGGTCCAGCGGTGGACCCGTCGATAGCGTTCGTCTTTGGAATGACCGCAGATGCCATGATTTTCAGCGTGGGAACATGGATTCAAAAGCGTCCACAACAAACTCATGCAGACTCGTGAGAACGTGCTTCCTTGAGCATGAGCAGGTACTCATCGAACGCGATACGCTCGATGTCCTGCTGTAAGCGCAGGCCGACGTTGCGCTCGCCTTCTCGGAAATAGGTCTCGGAGTTTCCGGTGTAAGACGAGCGGCGCATCCCGGTGTTGCAGAGCACGCGCCAGAGCACGCGCCGGCCTTGTGGGGTGGCCATGACAAAGCGCAGGTCGTCCTCCTCGACGTTGGCCTTGCGCTTGAGCTTCGCCTCTACCTCGGCGACCTTCTGCGGATCTGCGGCGTTCACGATTCGGGTTGTGGCTCAGGAGGTGCGCTGAAGGTGCCGTCAGGGTTGCGAATCCAGCCGATGTCGGCTTGACGGGTGCATGGCACAAGCTCGTATCCGTCAGGCATGACGAACTGGTGTTGCGGGTCGTAAATAATGGCGTTCTCTACAACGCCACTAGGACTGATGATGAGGTAACGGGACGCACTCATAGGTTTAGAAGTACCAAGTCAGGACGACGATTCCGTTGCCACCATTGCCGCCATTCCCCCCATTTGTGAGTCCTGCACCACCACCACCTCCTCCTCCACCCGGGAATGCCCCATTGCCTCCAGCACCACCGACGCCTGTCAAGTTTGAGCCACCACCTCCGCCCCCTCCACCAGAAGTCCGGTAGTGCTGCGGTGATGTTGCATTTGCACCTACTGCACCTCCTGCTACCCCGCCAGATGCACTCCGACCTTGCAGCAACCGTTTGTTGATAGCTCCTCCAGCACCACCTGCGTGCTGCGTCGTGGTGCTAAGTCCACCACCAGCACCACCCCCTGTAGCGGCTAACAGCAGCGAAGCATTCCCTTGATTAGTTCCAGCACCCCCAGTATTAGCGCCAGGAACACTCGACCCGCCACTCGTTCCCGAGTACCAACCGGAGGTTGATCCACCACCACCACCAAAAGAGCCTGTTGTTCCGTTCCATCCAGATAATGCACCTTGAGCAATCACAAGCCCCGGAATCAAACTCGGCCAACTAAGTGACTCAACGGTGTTTGGATAAATCAACACGCCAGAAAATCCGGCAGTCGATGGTTGCACACCACCAGCACCACCTGTCCCGCCCTGCCCCCCACTGCCGACAAACACGCTGAGTTGTGCGCCTGCCAAATTTTGAACCGTGATGAGTTGCTCATCCCATGCTCCACCACCAGCCCCAGAACCACCACCACATGAGACTAACGTGCCATTGCAGTTGTAACCAGCACCGCCACCACCTCCTGCTCCATGAACAAAAGCGTTCAGCATCTTCGCCCCTGCCGGGATAGAAACAGGCGACACCGACGACGTGTACACGTCAACCTGCACACCACCACCGCTGCCCCCACCACTTACCGTGCTCCACGAGGCATTCGTCCCATCGGTGGTGAGATACTTCCCACTGTTGTTCGCTTGAGCAGGCAAGAGTCCGTTGAGTGCGTGAGCCGCAGTTGACGCAGCAACACCAGTCCCACCGTTTTGCAGAGAGAGTGTCCCGGCAAGTGTGATAGTCCCGCTTGAGGTGACCGGGCCACCGCTCGTGATGAGTCCGGTGGTTCCGCCAGATACACCGACGCTTGTTACGGATCCACCACCGGATGCCGTGTTGTTTACTTCGAGCGTCTTGGTATCGGCATCCCAGTCCAGAGAGATGTTCGTGCCTGCAACCAGCACCTGCGCTACACGCGACCCGACTGCGTCATCGAAATCGATAACCTGAGACGACGAGTGTGTATGCACTTGCCGCGCAGCACCAATGCCTTGAGCCGTGATGATTGCCGTCGATGCCGATGTGACGCGCCCTTTTGCGTCCACTACCAGAACTGGCACCTCCGCATCGCTCCCGTAAGTTCCAGCAGTAACGCCTGATGTTGCAAGTGTTGGATTGGGGTACGTCCCAGAGAGGTCTCCACCCGCATTGCCTGACGGTGCTCCCCCGCCCGACGCCGAACTGTTGATAGTCAGCGTGTTGGCTGAGTCGTTGTAACTGAGCGAAATGTTCGTGCCGGCAACGAGGAGTCCTGCCACACGGTCGTCTACCGCTTCGGAGAAGTCGGTGATGTTCGACGCAGTGTGCGTGTGAGAGGCCGGTGCTGCACCGATTGCCGCGGCGCTCAAGCCGGTGACCTGTGATGTCGAAATCGCGATGGGCACCGAAGATGCCGCAGTCACAAGCCCCTTGGCATTTACCGTTACACCAGCAACCGAAGAGGCTGAACCGAACGTGCCGACGTTGCTGTTGACCGTGGCAAGTGTTGCTGCCTGTGATCCTGAGCCTGATGCCGTGACATCACCCGTGAGCTCGGTGATACCTGTGTCGGTGTCGGTGTCCGCAGCAGGCGCCCATGCCGTGCCGTTGTACTTGAGCACCTGACCTGATGTCGGTGCGGTCGCCGCAACTGCGGTGCCTTGAATCTTTACGACCGTGGCACTCGAGGTCGTGCCCGACAAATCCCCGCTGAGCGAGCTTGAGCCAGAGGTGACCGTGGCCGGTTCCCACTGCGAGGTGGCGCTGTTCCACGAAAGTACTTGGCCCGATGTCGGTGCGGTTGTCGCAACCGTTCTGCCTCGAAGGCGTTCGACCGTCGTCGCCGCGGAACCTTCACTGCTGGTGACATCACCGGTGAGTGCGGGGAGTTTCGTGGCCGATAGTGTGGTGAATGCGGGTTCGGCGCCGATGCTCGCTGGGGTATGCGTGTGGGTCGTATCGGACTTGCCTGCCAACGCAGCGCTCAGGCCGGTGACATCCGACATGGCGTGGGTATGCACCGCAGGCGCAGCGCCAATCGCTGCCGCACTAAGCCCCGTGACTTGCGAAGTCGAGATGGCAATCGGCACCGATGCCGCGGCAGTCACAAGCCCCTTGCCGTTCACCGTGACTTGAGCGACCGACGAGGCGCTCCCGAACTGTCCGGTATTGGAGTTGACCGTTGCGAGCGTGGCAGGGACGGTTCCCGTGCCCGATGCACTCACATCCCCGGTGAGCGTAGTGATGCCGGCGGACCCTCCGCTTCCACCAGTGTTGGTGATGGTGAGTGTGTTGGCGGTGTCGTCGTAGTTGAGCGAGATACCCGCCCCTGCCTGTAGGAGTGAGCCAACACGGTCGTCTACTGCCTCACTGAAGTCGGTGATTGTGGACGCCGCTTGCGTGTGGCTTGACGCCGCTTTCCCGTCGAGCGTGGTCTGCAGATTCGTCACGTCGGAGATGGCATGCGTGTGCGATGCCGCTGCGTAGGATCCCGCGGCTTGTTTGCCGTCGAGCGCAGTCTGAAGGCCCGTGACGTTGGCAATGGTGTGGATGTGTCCAGCGTCTGCCTTGTCATCCAGTTGCGACTGCAACAAACTTAATGTCCCCGGCAGGTTCGTGACGTCTGCAATGGCGTGCGTGTGCGATGCTGCTGCCGTCCCCAGCACGGTGCGTGCTTCTGCGGCATCTGCCGCCTGCATGAAGGCGTGGATTGTGGGTTTTACTGTTACGTCAGGCATAGGTTATGGAATGATGTAGCGTGAACCGTCCGGGGTGCGGTAGAAGAACCCGTCCGGGGTGCGGTAGAAGAAGAGCGTGACCGGCGGCGCAGGGGTGCCTGTCCTTGCGACAGTGGTCGTTGAGATGGCGATGCCGATTTCCATGCGTTACGGGTTGAAAAGTCGGATGATGTTGGACGCAGTGGTGCCGGTCGCGAACACGCTCACCACCTTCACCGGGAAGAACCCGTTGGCTAAGGACGAGAAGGTGACGGTGTCCCCGCCTGCCGTGGTCACTCGCAAATCGCCACCCGTGCCAACGTACAACGTCGAAGGCGCGAACGTGGTTGAGTTGCTCGGTGTGACTGCCGCGGCGCGTTCGGGTTGAGCGACGGTGTCGGTGACGACGACGTTCTGCCCGTCTTCGACAAGTAGTGGATTGGTGGATGCCATAGGTTTAACGGAGGTAGTCTGCAATGACGTGGATGCGCGGTTCTTCCGACGCATTCACCACGCTATGCACTTCGTGGTGGTTGAACTCCCACGCTTGACCGGGGAGCATCGTGACGCTCTCGTCACCGCACACGAAGATGCACTCCGGTGCGGAGGTGAGCGAGAAATGGAAACGCCGGTGAGCGAGCGCATACGCACCCTCATCGCGGTGCGATTTGATGACGCCACCAGGTCGAAGCAGGGCAACGACCACGCGACCGATGCCCTTGGACTCGTTAGGCTCGAAGTCTTCGACCAACTGACGGATGCCAGGCATGGCGAACCACGGGAAGTAACTCACGCACTCGAGCCCGTCGAAGACGTCGCGCACGCTCTTGGGCCCGTGCAGTGGGGCGAAACGCAGCACGATGTCGTCCACCTGCCCGTGTTCCGAACCGGCGAACATCCGCCGCACGTTGAGCCAGTTCCACGCCGGCAATGCTGCGAGGTCCTCGAGCGGTGGCGCGATGTCGAACTCTCCGACCTGAGTGAAGTTGCGCAGGCTCATCGCATCCCGCCTCCAGCGGTAAGACGGGCGAGCGCAGAGTCGTTGCCCATGTCGGTTTCAGAAAGTAGCTTGGCACCCTGCGCAACCTGTTGAAGTTGCTCGGCGCGTTGCTGCGCGGCAATCGCCTGCGCACGTCCCTCGCGAATCTTCGCAACCTCTTCATCGGGGCGCACAATCTTGGGAGGCACGCCCAGCATGTCGGAGTACTCGTCAACGACCTGGTCGAAGTCCAGTTTGTCGGCAATCTCGGGCTTTGCCGATGCGAGGTTCCCGACGAACCCGACGAAACGCTCAAGGCCCGAAGTGGCGACCATCTTCTGGGCTTGGGCCATGATGGAGATGTACTCCACCTTGAGCTCCTGACCGGCAATCTCAGCCGGCGGCGCAGGCACCTCGCCCCGGCGCATCATAATCGCGAAGGTGCGGTCGATGAGTGGGTCGAGCAGGTCTTCGTTCTGGCGCTCGAGCACCGGCCCGAGCATCAGCAGTTTCTCCTCGTGACGCTCTTCAATCTCGCGTGCGGTGATTTGGCGCCGGTCGCTGTTGGCCAGCATGAGGAACAGGTCTTCGTAGAAGCATCGCTTCACCCGGTTCTGCGTCTCGCCGATGAGCACGCTCAACTCCTGCAGGGGCATGCGAATCTCGTGCGCAGGCTTGAACCCGGTCGAGCCCTGCGTGGTGTCCACGTAGGTGATGTCCCCGGGGAGCAGCGAGGCTTTCTTGTTCTGCATGCTGGTGGGCGCCACCATCGGCGGGTTCACCATCTTGTCGATGCTCTGAATCATGCGTCGTTGCATCGCTTGCAACTGCTGCACGTCCCCCAGTGCGTCCATCCCCGGGGAGTGCCCGTAGACGTCCTCACCGGTGAGGTTCCACCGCGGCGCCATGACCGGAAACTCGTCGAACCCAGACTCATCAAGGAACTTGCCTTCTTCATCAGAACCCAGTTCCCAGTAGCAGGAGGAGAAGCGCTTGTACTTGGCCGCGAGTTTCTCGGGGTTGTAGTCCTCGTTCGGGTGGATCATGTGCGCGACATCAATCCACGTCTCGTAGTTGCCGTTGTTGTACTGGTCCTGCACGGAGCGGGAGCAGTTCTCTAAGCCAAAGCGTTGCACCAGTTGTCGCACCGTCATCGCATACTCGCGAACGAAAGTATCCACGGTGTGCCGGTGTGACTGCGCCAGGCAGTACGAACCGATGGGGAACGAGTAGCAGCGGATGACGTCCTGGTCGTCCTCGAGCACTGCCATCGCGGAAGTCCCGAACAAGCCTTGGTCGCAGTAGAGCAGCGGCAAGGCGTTGTAGAGGTTGCTCTTGAGGAAGATTGTGCGCATCCGCTTGGTTACGTCATCCAGCCACGTCTTGACCGGCCCGAACTCGCCGAGCGATGGGTCGGGCGTGGTGAGCGAGAACCACGGGCGTGCAGGGGATGTGAGCCCAGACATCATCCCGGCCATGAGGTTTCGCATGGCGAGCGTTGCCGTGGAGTCGATGATCTTCTTGTTGCGACGGTCGCCTTTGTTGCGCTCTGCAATGGTGTAGCGTGCGCGGCGCGGCATCACGTAGTCGGAAAGGTCACGCCAGTGCGGCATGAATGATTCACGCTCCGAGCGGAGCGTCATGCGCATCTTTTCGAGTTGCTGGCGTTTAGTCTCCATGCGTTACTGCCCGAGCAGCGTCTTGCCCATGTTTTGAAACTTCTGCTGGTCAAGCGTACTGCCTCCAAGTCCCTGTCCCCCAGTGAGGATGGTGTCCGAGCGTCCGCTTGCTGCTAGTGCCTGTCGGCGAGCACTGTCCTGACGTGACTTTGCGTTCGTCTCCATCTGGCTTTCGCTCATTGTTTTTGGTTTCTCTGGCTCACTGGGGATGTCCGGTGCGTTTTTTTTACTCATCGCACTCGAAGCGATCCCGCCCAGTGCTGATCCGACAATGATTGCTGCTGTAAATCCCATAGGTTAGTTAATGCGTTTGAGGTAGATGAGATCCACGAGCGAATAGCCGAGACGCTCGATGAGTGGCGACCAATCATGCTTCGCTTTGATGTGGTGAACGACCACTTGCACACCCTCCTGCTTGAGTTGCTCCTCCGAGAACTTGATGAGGCGCGTGCCCAGCGTGCCGCGGCGTAAGTCTTTGCGGATAAAAATCACGTCCTGTATTGCCTGTACTGAGGTGCTGTAGTGCAGATTGCGGTTCACGATGAACCATGCGTAGCCGATAATCTCACCGTTGCGCCGAGCGGTGTACACGCGGATGGAACCGGCATCCTGCAGTGCGTAGTAGCGCTCCCAGTCAGGCGAGAGCGGGATGGTCAGGTCGTGCGCAATCTCGCGCCAATGCGCCTCAATAAGCGGCATGCTCTCCTGCCCCAGTTCCGGGGTGAGCGGCTCGAGTGCAAACACGACGTCCATGCTTCAATCGTTGTGAGCGTTGCGTATCCGTCAAGCGAAAGGGTCGTACTCGGTGAGCGCATGCCCACCGGCGTGCAGGTTTAAACCCGGTCCGCGGGACGGGGCGACGGGGAACGCGAACGTGAGCGCCAGGGCATCGGCGATGTCTGGCGAGGGCAGGCCGCGTTTCTTAAGGTCGTCTTTCGACTCGAGCTCGAACTTGTTCGCGGCGTTTGCGTAACTGTAGGTGGGTGCGCACAACTCGATCTTGAGTTGCGGGATGTCGGGGATGCTCGCGCCGGCTTTCAGCCACTGACTCATGTCGAACCACATCTCCCCACGCTTGTTCACGAACTGGGGCTTAGTCGGTGAGCCACCGAAGTTCACGCCCACAACAGCATGCCCGAGTTGATGCAAGCGGTCTATCACCCCCTCACCGCGTCCAGCGTCGATGAACACCGCGTCGGGCTTCCACTCGACAATCGCCTGCGCCACCTTGGCTGCAAGCTCCATGTTGTTGAGCCCCTGATGCACCTGAGGCTCGAATGCCACCAGTCCCTGACGACCGAAGATCACTGACTTGTCGTCCCCGTACCGAGCGACATCCACGCCGAGGATGCGCGGTGAGAACTCGTAGTCGGTCGCCGGCAGGTGTTTACCCACTGCCTCCTGCACCGTCTCGAAGGCGATTAACTGGTCTGGGTTCGATGCGCTGAAATCGTTCAGCATCTCCTGTCGGAACTGGTTCTCACTCATGTCTTTGCGCATGGATTCAATCTCGTCGGCTGAGAGGGCATCAGTCTGGTAGCAGGTGTAGTTCGCCGCGAACCACTCGTCGGGGTTGTTGAGAGCCTCGAAGTATTTCTCACTGAGCAGGTTCACACCCTTCACCGTGCCGATGAAGATGGCCCATCCTCGCCGGTCTGCAATCGCCGGTCGAAGAATCTCACCCCACGTCTCCGGTTTCATATCGGCGACCTCGTCGAGCACGACCCCGTCGAAGTAGAGTCCGCGCAGGGAGTCCGGGTTGTCAGCGCCGAAGAGCGTGATGGTCGCCCCGTTGGGAAACGTGACGGACAGCTCAGACTCGTTGATCTTGATGCCGGGGACAGGGAAGCTAAATCGCTTGAGGTAGCGCCAGGCAATCTTCTTGGTCTGCTTGAGCAGGGGTCCCACGTACCCGAACTGCCCCTCGGCCTTGGTGCATTTGAGCGCAGCATGGACGAGCTCCATGACGGCCATGACCGTCTTGCCACCACGTCGGTGGATCACAACGACCGAGAATCGCTTGAGTCCGCGGTGAACCTTGCGTTGCCAGTCCCGGGGCGCGTAGCCGAGGTCGATGCGTTGGGATGCCATCAGGGAAGTGTGCAGTCTCTCCTGCTGTCGCACCACTGCATCGACCGGGAGCTACCCGATCCGCGCCGCCGGCATGGAGCCAGCATGGCAGGTGTCGCGTCTCGGCCTCTCTCCGGTGGTCACGCCGAGTTAAACGGTGGCGTTCCCGTTGGCCTCGCGGCCATCTAGTCTCTCCGAGCTGTCACACCACTCTCTTCTGCGTCCGTCGGCGGCATTACCTCGTGACCACGGATCGGCAGGTGTCGCGGTTCTACGCTACCACCAGAGGTGCGCAGGTCAATCCTCGTCCTCGATGGGGTCGTCAGGGCAACGGTCGATGCCCGTGATCACCTCGATCTTCACCGGCCCGTCCCCAGCGCCGGTCACCTGCATCGGCAGCACCTTGCCCAACAACGTCAGGAAGGTGCGCGGGTCGAGCCTCGCTACCGTTTCGAGGTATTCCACCCCACCAGCACGCTCATAAGCCTGCAGGATGGCCTCTTTCAGCGACGTCGTGATTTTGTTCGGGACCCCCTTCTTCCGCCCTCCGGTGTATCGTCCTTTCATACGCTCTCTTGTTTTTTCAAGCCTACAGCAGGTCCCAGAAAGGGCAATGTCTACGCGTGTTCTACGGAAGTGACTACACAAGTTTGCGCAAGCGTAGACACGCAACTGTTTTGTAGCCAACAGCTTGCGCTTGTCTACACTTGTCTACGCTTGTTTTGCGAACATTTTGAAAATCTCGTGGAACACCTCACGCCCCTATTCCCCCTATTCCATCTACTACTCTTTTTAATAAAAGAAGTGTAGACAGTGTAGACAAGTAGGTAAGTGCGTATACCACAAGGATTTTTGACGTCTACACTTCCGTCTACAGAAGTGGGTTGTCTACGCTCAACTTGTGTAGCCAAGGCCATGCTGGGGGCATCAGGGCACGAAAAAACCCGCCTCCCACTCGGGAGACGGGCCTCTCGTTCGTCCGGTTGTGCCACCCCTGGCACTCGCGGCATTGGTTAATCTATCGGCGCTGCTGCTGGTGTCAACGCGGATTCGTTGCGTTATCCGCAACGGGCATCTCGGTGCTCGTCGTGATCCTGAACCGCTCGTGCGACAGGTTGAACGTCCTGGCCGCCGCTTTGGCCTCGTCCGCGCATCGGAAGGTCGTTGACCACCGGATGTCGCGGAAGGACACCCACGAGTCCCTGTCACGGTCCACAGATAGCCAGCACCCGGTGTCGCGATGCTGGATGCGGTAGGGCTTAGGAAAGCTCATCGTCGGCCTCGTTCTCGGGGTCGCCCATCACTAAGGCAACCCCGATGGTTTGTCCGTCGTAGTGTCCGCCGGTGACCCGTGCGAGGTAGGTCACCTCGGGCTTTTCGAGTGAGAGCATCAGGTTCGCCAGTCGGGCTACCAGGTGCTCCATCTCTTCACGGATCTCGGCTTCGGTGCTCATACGATGCGCTCAATCATGTCAGCGAGTTTGCGCAGTGTCTCGGCAATCTCACGCAACGACGGGACGCTCGGGGCGACCGGGACATCCTGCTGCGAGGTCGGCAGCAAGCACGGCAAAGGCTCGGGCAGCGGTTGCGGGGACAACTCCGTTTCCGAGCATTCGGAGCTCATCTGTCCGATTGTCACTGGCGTAGCACAACTCTGCATAGTCCATCCAATCGGCAATCCCATCAGCGCCTCCACCCACCTCGGATTCAGCTTTGCGTTTTGTTTCGTAACCGTGGCAATCTGGTCGTTGAGGTTCCGACTGCGCTCCGGGTTTTCCCATCTGTCCGCACCCCCACTGCGGTTGTCCCTCGTCTGAGGTGTCGCCCACGTCTTCTCCGTCGCCCCTACTTGGTTCTGTAGGTAAATCTGCGTTGAGCACTGCTGGTTCTTCGCCTCGGCTACCGATGGCGTTCTCCATGTCTTCGGTGTCGCCCACTGCGGGTTCTGCACTGCTGCGCAGAGGTTCGGACTCCTTCCACTCCCCTGCTTCGTCTTCCCCTCGAGCACTGCCTGCTTCACACGCTCCCGCCTCTCCATCATCCCCTGCTTGAACTTCTCCCACGGCACTCCGTCGTTCGCCTGCGTTGCGTCCGGTGTTGGCCAGAGTTGCTGTCTCTCCATCTGCCATGCCAGATTCGGCTGACCTCCATCGATCCTCTTCGGGTGGTGCTTGGTTGCATGGTTGTCTCCGACTTTTGGCGTCAGCCACAACTCGCGGGGGTTCCCACCAGTGTTGGGGTTCGCCGGGGCGGCTTGGCCATACTGACCATGCTCTGCCGCACCCACCTGCTCCTCCAGATTTCCCTTGCCCCGGTCGTAGTAGCACGCAGGACTTTGTTCCATCCCCGTCCTCGGTGTCCCCCACATCGCCGGGGCGGCTTGGCCAGACCTGCTCTTCTGCAA